TGGCAAGTATGAGCCAGGATTGGGGCAGGTGGTGGAGAGTTACGAACACAAAAGGCAGTTGATGAAGGAGATGGACTTGCAGGAATCCTCTGACCCTTCTGGCGGAAGTCGGAGCTATCGGCCAGAGGAACAGCCTGCAAGAGCATCGAAGAACAACTCACAGTTTCTGGACGCAGCCGATTTGGAATCAGCACAAGCTGAAGCTCTGACCCGCGCTGCACAGGGCGATTTTGATTTGGAGGCACCATAGATGACGGAACGTGCGTCAGACTCAGATGGCAGTGAAGTTGGACTTTCTGCCGCAGCGGACGAGGAGGTAGTCGAAATTGGTTCAGACCTCGATGAGGATATGAGCCATGACGAACCAACACCTCGGCAAGCTGACAATAGTGCAGAACCAACCACAGCACCTGTAGCAACTGATGAACCTCGTCCACCGGCGCAACAAGCGCCATCGGCGGATCTGGATAATCTGGATCCTAATACAGCAACCGACCGTGAAAGGCACTTGCTGGCAGATTACACCCGCAAGTCCCAGGCAAATGCTGAAGCCAGAAAAACCAATGAGGCCACTGCCGCAAGGCTTCAGGCTTTAGAGGCCAGACTCAATGCACCACCTGCACAACAGGCACAAGATCCATTGGCTGCATTACGTGCAACTTTAACGGAGGAAGAGTCCAGGGCATTGGACCTCGTTCAGACGTTGAATCAGCACACGATGGGGTCGCGCCTGGAAACATATGAACAACGCCAAGCTCAATCCGAAAACGTGATTAAGGCATTGGCAGTTCATCTGCTCCAGAGCCGCGCTAACGAATCGAACGAAGCAGCCCAGGCAGCTCGAGAGAGGTATCCTGACATTGATGCCTATGCAGCGCAGGTGAATGCGCTTTCATCTGTACAGAATCCAGCGACTCAACGCCCCTACACCCCAACGGAAGCTTACGAGCTGATCCGTGGGATAGCGGCACAGAAGTCAGCGGACCTGTCAGCGTCTGATCAACTGGTAAGAGCAGGAGCCGCGTCACAGACCACCCCGGCAAGTCCGGTACCTGTGTCGCCAACGGGAGGTTCTGAACTTTCAACTGGCGAAGTCATGGATGGGCTTAAACAGCTCGGCTTCGGCTAAATTCCCGTAAAGGATTTCAAAGATGGCAGCTACATCTACCACTGAAACCTGGGATGCCGCGTGGACCCTGACAATGCGAGCCAAGCGCAAGCGCTTGACGGACAACATCAGTGACGCGTATCCCACTGTAGGACGGTTCCGCCGTTCCGGCGTATTGGAAACGGAAACCGGCGGTAAGGAGATCCAGGAAGATCTCATGTATGGTCTGGGCAGTTCGGAGTGGTTCGACGGCTTCGACGTTCTCAGCACCGGTTCCACGGATGGAATCACCGCAGCGTTCTACAACTTCCGTTACTCTGCCACTCCGATCGTCATCTCAATGACTGAGGAGAAAGAGGCACGGTCCTCCGATTCGGCCATGAAGCTGCTCGAGGCAAAGACCAAGCAGGCCATGACCAAGTCGCTCGACACGATCAATGCCGCGATTCATAACGCACAGTCTGGCAAGTCGATCCTCGGTTTGCAGGATATTTGCGCCACGTCCGCTGGCACCACGCTCGGCGGCATCAATGCCAGCAACGAGACCTGGTGGGAGCCGGCACGTACTACGTTCAGCGGCACGTCCTTTGTCACTCAGACGGGCGCTCGGTTTGAAGGTCCAGTCAACATGGGGACGGTGTGGAACAACGCATCGGAAGCCAATGACAAGACCAACCTCATCATTACCTCGATGACCCAGTATGGGGCATATGAGTCTCTGTTTGAGGGCACTGGATACACGCGCTTCACGTCTTCTGGCAACCGCCAGAATGCAAATGCCGGCCTCGGCGCAGAGGGTGACATCACCTTCCGTGGCGCACCGGTCATCGGTGACAGAGACTGTGTTTCCAATAGCATGTACCTGTTGAACACCAAGTATCTGAAGCTGAAGATGCAGGCGGGTCTGAACTTCGCAAAGACGCCGTTCAAAGAGCCGTCCAACCAGTTGGCGAAAGTCGCTTTTGTGGTGGTCGGTGTGCAGTTGGTGACCAACAACCGCCGCCGTCAGGGCGTGTTGCACACGATCACCTAATAACCTTGCCCCCAAGCCAATGGGGGTTCATACCCTGCCCATAGGGGAGAGGAAAATACGATGTCGTACGACAATCAAAACTTTGCCGTTAATCGTATTGGCGGAGATGCCAATCAAGGACTCTATGCGGAGTCCTCCACGGCAAAGCATAATCTTGGAGAAAAACTCGAATTAGCAGATGGTCGTTGTTTTCGTTATTGCTATTTCGACGCAGCGGTCACCGTTGGAAAGATGGTAGCTCCCGATATGTCAACTGCGTCAGCAGTTGAAATCAGTGATGGGACGATCGCCACCGGCGGTGCAGGATCTTCCGTGGTTACAATAACGGGATCTGGATCTGCTGGCCCTCCTGCCGACTTTCAGGGAGTATCAGCAAATCAATACTCTGGCTCTTACTTACATATAACAGACGGTGCCGGCGAAGGATTTACTTATCGGATCAAGAGCAACGGCGCGGCCAGCAGTGATGCTGTCGAGTTTACGTTGTATGATCCTATTGTTACGGCACTTGCAACAGGGGCCTCGGATTTTGCGATTTCGCCTGGTTTGTTCAAGAATGTTCACGTTACAGACGCTACAGCGGGTGCCCCTGTAGACTATATCCCTGTCGGTGTCACTGTTAGGGGTGTTACTGCTGAGTATTATGCCTGGGTGCAAACTAAGGGAGTGGGAACAGTTCTGGCAGACGGGACCATCACTAAGGCGAATCGCCTTACCCTGTCTGATGGCACAAATGGCGCTGTGCAACTTAAGGATGCAGAGGTAGAGGTGGAAATCGGCTATGCTCTAACAACAGTTGGTACCGGAGAATACGCGCCGGTTATGTTGAATGGGCAGCATATTGATTAAATAACCATGTCTAAACCAAGAAGGAGAGGGAGTTTCGGCTCCCTCTCCTTCCTGTACCGAGCCACCGGAAGCGGATACGCTGCTCGTAAATGCGAGCAAGTCCACGCCGGACTCACACCTGCCACGGCCCATAGGCCATGGCGCGAAAGGAATTATGATGACCGAGTCTAATCCTACGGTAGGCGATCAGCAGACTGTAGAGCAGAAGCTGGCCCCGTTGCTCGACCTTTTGAAGGCCGCTGACGGGCAAACCAAAGCAGCGATCCGCAATGCAATTAGCGCGTCTGGCGTGGTTGAACGAGCCAAGCCGAAAACGACCAACGCTGATGCTCGCCGCATCGCCTATTCTGCTGGGGAGATCATTCAGCCTCCAGGATTCGTTCCCAAGCCGAGCGATGCCCTTGTGGATCTGCTCGGAATGGAAGCAGCAATGAGCGTGATGGCAGAACGGCACAATGCCGCCGAGGACGGCAACGGCGCGACCACTACGACCACCTCCAGAGAAGCAGAGCAGCTGTATGGCGCCGGCATAAGCTCCGCAGATGACCTGGCAACTATCGCACAAGAGGAGTTTCCGACAGATGTCGCACCCCTCCCGTCAGAATTCACGGGCGACGGGCCGATCGCATCAGAGTAGGCAGCAGGACCAAGCTCCTCGGCAATCAGCAGATCCGACCGCTCGAGGGCAACAGAGGCAAGCGGCCTACGTGTCAGAGGTCGGCCAGTTCGGCCACGTAGAAGCAGAAACCATAGTCGGAAGCTCGACTACCGGATACGTGCAGGTGAACACCCTCACCACCACTCAGCGAAATGCGCTGACGGCGGTGAACGGGATGATCATCTATAACAGCACCGATAGCAAGCTACAAGGCTATCAAGGCGGTGCGTGGGCGAACTTGGCATGACACTTTCGCAAGCTATCACATTGACGCTGGACCGAGCTGGCCTAAACAGCTCCACAACGGCATATAAAGACCAGGCTCGCCGTTACCTGAACATTATTGCCAAGCGCGTTGCTGGGCGCACCAAGTGGTGGTGGTTGCAAAAGTCCACAACCTTCAAGACCACTTTTGACATGACCGTCACTAGCATCAGCGGGGCGTTTGTGCCAGGGGAAGTCATCCAAGGAGGGGGAGGATCGACGGGAACAGGCACTTTGGCCCTGTCCTATGACGTGACCAATACCCCTTTGACGCTTCCATACTACTTTCACACCGCCAGTACCACTGCTTTTTCGGGAACAATTACCGGGGCAGGAGGTGGGAGTGCAACTTTTGCGTCTACGACAGAGACCCGCACCTATCAACTCGACAGCGGCGTGTTGACCCCGCATTCCTTTTGGGATGTCACCAACGACACCCCTTTGACATTTCGGGGGTGGGATGTACTGGACGCTTTCGATCCAGACCGCGATGAAACCGGGGGCATGAGTGAGATCACCGTAGAGGGCCTTGATGACAACACCGGCAAGATTGTCATCCGCGTCCATCCTGGCCATTCTACAACGAACGAGACTATCCGGTATCGGTATATCCAGTATATCCCAGACTGGACTTCATCCAATGATTCCACTGAGCTGGACAGATGGATCCCTGAGATCTTGCAGTCATGTCTGGTCTTTGGCGCAGCAGAGCTTTACATGCAGGAAAAGGGCGACTCGGACGGTGCGATGGAAAACCGTCAGGAGTACGAGTCCATGATGGACGCTGGACTCGAGACCAATCTCCGCATCTGGGGCAACCGTCAGTGGCGCCGTCAAGGCGTGGCTGGCGATGGGGACAATGTTCCGTTCCGCCATTGGGTGCATGAGGGGAGTCTCGGCTAATGGCTATTCGCCAATCCGATAGTATTCAGTATGGCCCGTTTCTCGATGGGGTCTTCTACGACCGGGACGAGGAAGATGTAACCGAGGCTGGCATTTCCTCCATGCAGAACATGCGGGTGGAAGCCGGCGGTGCCGTGGAGACCCGCAGGGGCACCGCATCCTATAAGTCAGCGGCGAATCTCGGTTCTGATCCTACGCTGACGATGTGTTGCGAGTTTACCGTGCCGCCGGCCACTACGTATGTGGTGATCGTCGCTGGCTCGGCCATTTACAAGTATGCATCCGGCTGGTCTGCCATCACAGGCTCGGTTTCTATCACCGCTGCCGATGATAATACATTTGAATGGGCTGATTCTAACGGGGTCCTGTATGCAACCAACGGTGTAAATGCTCCATGGAAGTGGACGGGGACAAGCAATGCTGCGGTGGTTCCCTCTTCAACCACCGACCAGGTGGGTACGGCCCAGCACATTGCGTTTTGGGATAATCGTTTGTGGTACGGCAACGAAGGCACCAACTACGATCGACTGTGGTATTCCAATATCGGTGACTCTGACACCATCGGCGCAAGCCAGTTCTACAACATTGGCTATCAGATTACCGGCCTGGTGCCCATGCAGAACAGCCTCACAGTGCATACAGACCACGGAATCCACACATTGGTTCCCACTGGCAATGCCACGATCCCTTACCAGCTCCAGAAGCGCACCGGGGAAGGCACTGTATCCGGCAGGGCGCTAATCAGGCTTCCGCGCAACCGTCAGATGTTCATCCGCAACGACGGCATCTATATGTGGGAGGGCGGCGATGACATTGAGAAAAAGACCTACAACTTCGATTTGGGCTATTGGCCGGATCTCATAAAGTCTCGTTTCAGCCAGACTTTTGGCCTCTACTTCCCAGAAGAAAATGAGGCGTGGTTCTGGGTTCCGTACGGCACGGGCCAGACTAATATGAACCACATCCTTGTCTATTCAGATCGATTCGATATGTGGTATGGTCCCTATAATGGGACCGGTTCATACTTTACGCGCAATTGCGCAGCTCTGATCGATGACAAGCCTCATGCCGGCACATTAAACGGCTCTGGATCTGTTGGGGGCACCCTTGAGGACCATTGGGCGCAGGATGTTTGGAACGATGATGACAATTCTTCTGATGGAGCGCTCATAAATCAATACTTTGTTACTGGCGCACCCGCTCCAGACGGGTCGGATCAACGGGTTCGATGGCGGTATGCGCGGACCTACTTTGACGCCACGGGCGACTTTAACGTGTCAGTGACTCAGGAAAGCTCGGGCCTCTCAGGCACCACTGAAATTTTGAACGTAAAGGGGGGTGGCTTTGCTATGAACAATGACAAGCTTGATGAAGCGACTCTGGGCACGGTGCGGATGCTGTCGAAGGATACCGACCTGACAGAATACGATCCCCACACCTCGCTGAAGTTTTCCAACGCTGTCCTTAACAATTTCTTCCGCATACGACGCACTCATCCGGTGTTCTCCAAGATTGGCCGGAAGCGTAAGCCCAAGCCAGGAGTCTCCTAATGTCATTTTCTCCGAACGGCGACGTCCCCATGGACCCCTTTGCAAAAAGGAAGACAAACGGTAGCAATGCGTCCAATGGGAGTGTTACGCTTCCCGGCGGTGTTGCTGGTGCGTCCGATGGCACTGTTACGCTTCCTGGTGGTGTTGTGGTCGGGACTGAAGACCCCCCCAATCAATGGGTTGACCCCTTTGGCCAGGCAAATCGGTATTACGACACAAATCCCCAAGCCGGTCGGCGAGATCAAGATTGGGGGCGGATGAGTAATCAGCCGTTGCAGTATGGCGGCGAAGCCTTTGACACCATTGACGGAAGAATCAAAAAACTCAATGATGCCATGGCCGAAGCCAACCGACAGGTGCAAACCTTTGATAGGTGGCAGACGCCTTCCAGTTTCACAAAGTTCGGGGAGACTCTGGGTGAGCAAGAGCGGACCATTCGCGGGTTTTCTGACTTTGAGACCCCGCAAGAATTCACCAATTTTAGTCGATCGCTGGAGGACGCACAGAGCTTATTGACCGACCTCACCGGCGGATCGTTCGGCCCCGGCGGCTTCGTCTCTCCAGGCGGAGGCCAGTTGGGTGAAGCGGCCCGCATGGCGGGTATCCTTGAAGGGGACATTGGCGACTTGGCCGATCTGGTTCCCGATCTGGGGCAGGAAAGTGGCTTGGCGGGACAGATAGGCGAAAGAGAAGAACAGCTTAAGGCCCTACAGACACAGGCAGCCGAACTGAACCTCCAGGACTTTTATGACCTACTGACCGGTGGCGCTACAGGGCTCGATGACTTGCAAGCGCAGGCTGCTGGTTTAGATCTCAACGCCTTCGACCAGCTACGGCGCGGAGCCGCTACAGGCTTGGACGATCTACAAGCGCAGGCGACGGGCTTAGACCTCGATGCCTTCGACCAGCTACGGCGCGGAGCCGCTACAGGCTTGGACGATCTACAAGCGC